ACAACCTTCTTTTGAGAGATCAAAGATCCTTTCGCCAAATTCTTCTGCATCTTCTCCCTCCATTGCCTCCATTACAATTTTATGTAATTGACGACCGAACCTAAGAATTTTTACTTTACCTTCATTTTCTGGATTATCTGGATCTTTTACTACGTAGACATTAACAAGCCAATTTTCCTTACGATTCAAGGCTTTTGCCTTTTCTTTTTCTTCTTCAGATCCAGTCCGAGAAAGCCTATATCGAGCTTCTGCAATAGGATCTCTTTCTCCCCACGTTTGCGGGCTAATTGCACTTTGAAATTGTCCTGTCATCTCGCTCACCCAACCGTGTGAGTAATAATGAAAAAACGTCTTACTAGGATCTTTTACAAACGGCACTAACCGTAGTGTATATGTGTTACCAGGCTTCAGTCGCATAATATTACTAGTTGAAGTCTGTTGTGCAGTCTGGGCCATCGCCCCTCTAATTGATTCAAACATGTTTTTCGTTGTCATTTTGTTTTTAATATTTTATTTATAGTATTCGTTAATTTTATTCCCAAAGGTTTCATTTGTTTCGAAAATGTATATTTCGATCTCAAACTACTTAAAGTATTATAAAAGCTGTTACATACAAATTCAACTATATTTTTTTCTAGCTTAATATTTTTTTCTGATATATTAAGAGATAATAAACAATAGTAACTAATATCACCGTTTTTTAAATCTAAAATAAAATCAGGGTATATTCCTGACTGGACGTCGAGATATTCGTTACAACTTGTTAAATTGTGCTCGACGCATATATCATAGATAAACTTAAACCCATTTCTTAATCTAATAATATTAAATTGGTGGTCGGGGTTTGTTAATTCTATTTCTGTTATATATTTTTTATATGTAGAAATAGCGGTAAATGTACTATAGAAATCAAGAGGAACATATTTTTCTGAATGTAATTTATATGGTGCATTGAAAAATATAGTTGGATCTATTTTTTTATTTTTTAGAGTATGTGATATTTTTTTAAGTAAAACATATCTTGTGTCGTCTAGTTTTTGAAAATCTTTTCTTGGAGTAAATCCTTTTTTATCTCTAGTAGTTTTAAGGTATATATTATATATATTTTTTTCAAATATTGATAATTCATTCATAAATCTATAGAATTTTTTTTCAGATATTTAGTTATATATTTACTTTTATATAGATAGGGATCATGTTGTAAGAATAATTTAACTAATTCAAAATTAGTATCTAATAATAACGACCTTTTAAATAATTCTCTGTATTTCTCTTCTTTAAGAATTAATAAAAATACATTTGCGAGGTTAATTTTTCTGTTCTCACAAATAGAGATAAAACTACATAACGTTAAAAAGAGATGTATCATATCTTTTCGCTCTAAGACTGTATATGGACTATCCATTTAATGGTTCAAATTGTTTACTTAATGCTAATACATTGTCGTTTAAGATACCGCCAGCAGCATATTCATGACCTCCTCCATCACATATTTTTTTTGCAAACTTACTTAAATTAAAATCAATATCTCTATTTCTACGTAGATATACTCTGTTATTTTTTAGATTGATCATCATACACACATCACACTCATGGTTATCAATTATAAATTGACCTAAATCATTAATATACTCGCTTGCAAACGTACTAATAAAATTGTATTGTTTTCCTGCTATGGAAAGCTTCGCCTTAAACAAGTCTATATTTTCTCTTAGCTTTTTAAATTTATAAAAATGATAGCTAATTATTTTATTTTGTTCATTTGTAAATCCAAAAAACCCATTTTCAAAATCATTAATAAAATTTTGTAGTTTATCACCGTTCGTATACCAGAGGTAAAAATTTAATTTATTACTTTCCGGGTATTTTAATTCATAACAATCATAATCATCTGCAAACGTTATTAATTTTTTTTGTTCTTTAGTTAAGTTAATATTTGGATATATATGAGTTAATATTTGATATATATGCTTACTACATGATGTTTGCTCTGTATTGATAAATGTTTTTGCGGATGAGTATTCATCTTCATGTGATTTGTGATGATCAAAAATAATTACGTTTTCTTTATCTATTAAGTCTTTAATTTCTGTAGTGTCTAAATCAAAGAAATATACTCTTTTAAAATCTTCAATTTTGTTGTAGTTAAGCCATCCTAATAGTTTTTCACGGATATTAGAAACCTTTAATGTAACAGCTTTTGGTTTAGTTTGCTTAAACCACGTATAAATTAAATAACTACAGCAACCATCAAGATCTAAGTCGGTAAAGATTATTTCGTCTTTATTTATCATTTGTTTCTTTTTGTGTTAAAATATTGCCATAATGAGGCCAACCGTAAACTTCTGGATCTTCTCCTAAATATCGCCATCGTATTACTTTAGTATCAGGATTGCGTTCATATATCTTAGGTCGTGTCGATTTCTTATTAATATCTTCGGACATTATATATATTTACATTACTCTTCCGAATTGTACAGCATCATTCTCCGCAGTATTTACATCTTCATTAACATTTAAATCGTTGTTCTCCATAAGAGTAAGAGTATTGTAATCTATAGACACTCGAGTACTACCTGTATTAGAACCAAATCGGTTTTTAATAATGCCTATATGAAGTGCATTATCCTCTTCATCTTCTTCTGTTCTCCATATACTGACTATTGCATCTGCGGTAGCACCAAGCCCGTAACTTTCACCAATAGCATCTAAACCAGGTCCCCCAGCATTATTGCCTGTTCCGTATCCTGTTCTATTTACTTGGGTCGCGGATATAATTGGACATTCAAAAGTATATGACATTGCTCTTACTTGTTCAGATATACTTTTTATTCGTTCGTACGAATTATTACCATATGTACTTGCCATTAAATTTAAATAATCAAGTACGATAATATCAGGTTTAAATTTTTTATTTACAAGTTTTTTTATGAACCCCTCTAATTGTGGTGGTGTAATTGAACTTGGAGCAAATTCTTTAATTATCATATTTGCTCTAGGGTGGGTTATTTTAAATTTACCTACCTTTTCTCTTAATTCTTCTACGTGACTATCTAAATGATTTATAGGTAATCCAGTAAGTTTAGATGTAATTCTTTTACAGTAAATCATTTCTGACATTTCAAGAGAAACAACTAAGACATTTTTATCTTGTGCCGCAGCATTACTTGCTATGTTACTTAAAAATATAGACTTCCCTACATTAGTAGGACCAGCAAAAATATACATACTACGGCCCTGTTCTAGGAAACCTCCTCCTAGTCTTGCATCAAGCCAATCCCATCCAGTTTTAATCTTTTCTTCACGTGTTGTTAGATCGGTAATATGTTGTTCTACATCTTTAAAATAATTATGACCTACATTTGTTGTAATAGAAATATTACATGCTTTTGAAAATTTATCGTGAATACTTTTTACATCTCTTTCTTTATTATCAACGATTTCTAGAAATGTATTAAATACAGCTTGTTCTTGTAAGAATTTTTCTGTATAAGAAAGTAATATATCGTTAGATAATTCTACTTCTAAAACATCAGTAATTTTTTTACTTGCTTGATAGTATTGTTTAAGTTGAGATGTATTTAAATATAATTGTAATTCAGTCCCGGTTGGGCGTCTATTATTTTTTCGATAAAGAGCTTGTATTATCTTTATTATTTGCTGAAAATCTTTATTTTTAAAAAATTTATAATTAAGATTATCAATAATAGAATTTAGATAAACTTCGTCTTCAAGACAATTCTTAAAAACTACCTTTTCTAAATATTCTAAATCTATATCTAAATAATTACTTTCGTTTGTTAGCATGTTCTAACAGAGCATTATAGAAGTAGTCTTCTGATTTGCTATATTCTTCTGTGTGGTTGAGTAACCCGGGTGATTCATGAATAATGTGAATAGGCGCAGTAGTTAAGCGCAAGCCAGCTAAATGACAATCTAAGCAAAATTTTAAATCATAATAATGGAATCCTTTAAGATTAGTATCAAATCTTACTTTTTTCTCAGAAATTGATTTTGTTCGAACTGCAAAAAACACACCATCTAATAATATTACTTCTTTAGGTGTTTGTCCGAAGATTGTAGGAGCATAATCTGTATTATTATAATAATGTGACACTATACCAGACATAGTATCTGGCTTACATAATAAATGCCATAAACAAGGTTTTTGAACTTGTAACTTACTTCCTCCAGCGACACCGATAATATCAAATCCTCGCTTAAACGAATTGCGAATTTCTACTAAGAAATTTATGCTATCAATAAATACATCATCATGTACAAAAAGAATACAGTCATATTTTTTAAAATTTTCCGGGATAAGATAATTATTA